GAAGCCGAGGGAGCGGACGCCACGGCAGCCGGCCGCGTCGTCCCCGGCGCCTTCGCTGGAATCGCCTCCGACGGGCGCCCGCTGCTGTCCCTGCTCTACCAGCCGGTCATCGACTGGAAGGTGCGGATGCTGGCCGGACAGTCCATGGAGGACGCGTTCCGCGGGTCTCTGTCCAGCGCGCTCCGTATCACCTCAACGCAGGTTGTGGACGCCGGGCGCGGGGCCACCAGCGTCGGCATGGCGGGACGGCGCACGATTCAGGGCTACGTCCGGGTCGTGCAACCTCCGGCCTGCGCCCGCTGCATCATCTTGGCGGGCAAGGAGTACGGCTGGAACAGCGGTTTTCAGCGGCACCCCCGGTGCGACTGCATCCACCTGCCGACCACCCTGATCGCCCGCAACCAGCACCGCGACCGGATCGGGGCAGACAACTTCTCCCCCACGACCAGGCCAGGCAGCGGGTCGTCCGGCTTCATCGACCCGCGCGCCTACTTCAACGGCCTGTCCAGGGCGGAGCAGGACCGCATTTTTGGCGACGCCGGCGCCCGCGCCATCCGCGAGGGCGGCGACATGGGCCAGATCGTCAACGCCCGCCGCGGCATGACCACCGCCACCGCCTACGGCCGCCGCCTGGCAGCAACCCGCGAGGGCACGACGACCCGCGGCTCCTTCTACCGGCAGGAACGCGCCCGGGACATCGCCCGCGGCCGCGTGGCCGCCAACATCGGGCGCCAGTACCGCCTGACGACGCCCCGCCTGATGCCCGAAGAGATCTTTCGGCTCGCTGAGAGCCGGGACGAGGCGCTCGCCATGCTGCGGCGCTTCGGCTACCTGACCTGACCGCGGTGCAACGCCGACGGTCTCAACCTCCTGCAACGGGAGCAGCGATGAGCACACCGACACCGACCGAACCGATCACGGATCCGGCTGCGGGCAACCCGCCGCCTGTCCCCGCAGCCCCGCCCGCGCCGCCGCCGGCCGCTGACCCCGCAACGCCTCCCGAGGGCGGCGACGGGGACCCCGCGCTGGGCCCGGCCGGAGAGAAGGCGCTGACGGAATGGAAGAAGCGCGCCAAGGAAGCCGAGCAGCTCTCCAAGGACCAGGCCGCGCGCCTCAAGACGTTCGAGGACGCGCAGAAGACCGAGGCGGAACGGCAGGCGGACGCCCTCCAGGCCGCTCAGGACCGCGCGGAGAAGGCCACCAGGCTCGCCGTGTCCTCGAAGGTCGAAGCGCTGGCCTCTGGCCGCTTCCAGGACCCGCAGGACGCCGTCGACGCCCTTTCTGGCGGCTCCTTCGTCAGCGAGGAAGGAGCCGTCGACGCTGAGGCCATCACGGCCGCCCTCGAGGACCTGCTGACGCGCAAGCCGCACTGGGCTGCAGGCGAGCCGGGACCGCGCACGCCGCGGCCCGATCCGGCGCAGGGCGCCAGGCCCGGCACCCCGCCGAACCTGACGCAGCAGGTCGCCGAGGCGGAGAAGGCCGGCAACACCAAGTTGGTGATGGCGCTCAAGACGCAGCAGCTCCGCGAGATCAACACCAAGACCAGCAAGTAAGGGCAGGCCTCCGGCCGGGCCCTCACCCTCAGAGAGGAATTCCCCATGGGTGCTGTTTCCGGGCAGGGCACGACCTACAACCTGCCGAACTATCACGGTCTGCTCTACACGGTCACGCCGACCGAGACGCCTTTCCTTGCGGCGATCGGCGGCCTGTCGGGCGGCATGCGCTCCAAGTCCGTCGAGTTCGAGTGGCAGACCGTCGATCGCCGCTCTTCCACGACGAACAACAGCGTCGTCGAGGGCGCGGCCGCGCCGACCGGCGTGGCCCGCTCCCGCTCGAACGTGACCAACGTGGTGGAGATCCACCAGTCCGCCGTCGAGGTGTCCTACACACGTCAGGCCGCGACCGGCATGTACTCCGGCATCAACATCGGCTCCGACGACAACCCCATCAACGACGAGCTCACCACGCAGATCACCACCGAACTCGAGTCGATGGCCGTGGACATCGAGATGTCGTTCCTGTCGGGCGTCTACGCGAAGCCCGCGAACAACGCGACCGCCCGCAAGACCCGTGGCCTGCTCACGGCGATCGCGACCAACGTGAACGCCAACGGCGGTACCCCGCGGCCCCTGTCCAAGGCGATCGTCGACGCCCAGCTGTCCACGATGTTCGGCAACGGGGCCAGGCTGCCGCAGGACACCACCGTCCTCATGACGGGCCCGGGCCAGAAGGTCGCCCTGTCCAACCTGTACGGCACCGGTTCGCTGAACCAGCCGACCATGACCCGCAACATCGGTGGCGTCGCCGTCGACACGCTGGTCACGGACTTCGGCACCTTCGGCGTCATGCTCAACCGCTGGATGCCCACCGGGCAGATCGCGGTCGTCGACCTCTCCGTCTGCGCCCCGGTGTGGCTGGAGATCCCCGGCAAGGGCCTGCTGTTCGCCGAGCCGATCGCCAAGACCGGCGCCTCGGAGAAGTGGCAGCTGTACGGCGAGGTCGGCCTCGAGTACGGCCCCGAGACCTACCACGGCATCATCAAGGACCTCTCGTAAGGAGACCGCCGCCATGGCGACGACGTTCAGCAGCAGCAAGTACCCGGCCCTGGCCCTCCAGGACGACAAGGGCATCTGGGCCCAGTTCAAGGGCGGCGAGCTCACCACCTCGGACGCCGCGGTCATCAAGCGACTGCGGGCCCTGCCGGAGGACGAGGGAATCACCGAGGCGAAGGCCTCCGCCAAGGACGACGGCGCCTCCGGCGGCGACGCGAAGTAGGAGGCCACAGTGGCGCTGGCGACCCTCAAAGACCTCGCGGACCGGCTCGGCCGTGATCTGACGGCCGTCGAGGAACGCCGGGCCACTGCCTGGCTGGCCGACGCGTCCGCCCTGATCGTCAAACAGTTCCCGCAGTACGAGGCCGTGCCCACAGACATCTCCACCAAGGTCTGCTGCGCGATGGTCCTGCGGGTCCTGACCAATCCGGACGGGAAGCGGCAGGAGTCCCTCGACGACTACTCGTACACGGTCGACTCGTCACGCTCCCGCGGCGAGGTGTACCTGTCCGAGGACGAGGCCGATGAGCTGCGGCCGCCGAGGAGCAAGGCGTTCAGCATCACCCTGAGTGGGTCGTCGTGAACGTCGACGGCGCCCTCGCCGCGGGGCGGGCTGCGGCCGAGGCGCGGATGCGGGACACGGTGCGGCTCTACACCGAGGCTCCCGGCACCTTCAACCGGGGCACCGGCACTACCGGCCCCGGCACCCAGGCAACCCTGTACACGGGCAAGGCGCGGGTGAAGGCCCTCGCCGCAGCAACGGGCCAGGAGAAGGCGGCCGGGGAGCGCGAGGTCGTGCTGCGGGAGCACGAGGTGTCCCTGCCCTGGGCGGCCGCGCTGCAGCCCGGGGTCCGGGTCCTTCCTGGGACGCGCATCGAGGTGACGGCCTCTCCTGACGCCCGCATGGCCGGCCTGGTCCTGTGGGTGACCGGGGCGGCGTTCAGCGACCAGTCCACAGCGTGGCGGATCAGAGCGGAGGACCGGGCATGAGCGGTGCTCGTTTCGACATGGGCGAGGTGCGCCGCCTCGAGCGGCACCTCGCGCGGGTCGTCCCCCGGGCCCGCCGGGACACCCGGTCGGTCGTGGTGCGGGGTGCGATGAACATCAAGAAGGACTGGCGGGCGAACGCCCGGTCGTCCGCGCCGAAGCACGCCCCGCACTACCCGAAGTCGATCGGCTACGACGTCGCCGGCTACGGCCGGGACGTCATCATGGCGATCATCGGCCCGGACAAGGGAGGCCCGCAGGGCGCCCTCGGCAACCTGCTGGAGTACGGCTCGGTGAAGAACCCGCCGCACCGCGACGGCGGCCGCGCCCTGGACGTCGAGGAGCCGCGGTTCGAGGCCCAGCTCGCGCTGATCGCCGAACGCGGCCTGGCCTGGTGGTGAGCGGATGCCGACACCGACAGTCCTGCCGCACGTGGACGCGGTACAGGCCGCGCTCGAGGGCGCCAGCCTGACCGTGTACCTCGGCGGCGCGCCCACGACGTCCGGCTGGGTGCCTCCGGACGTGTACGTCGTCCTGTACCCGGAGCCCGGCTCGGCCGTGCGGGAGTCCCTCGCTGACCTGCGATCGGACTTCACGACGGTCTTTCAGATCACCTGTGTGGGCGGCTCGATGGAGCGCGCCCTGTGGGCGGCGGACAAGGCCCGCGCCGCCCTGTCGGCGCCGCTCACGGTGGCGGGCCGCGCCACGTGGCGGCCGGAGGATCTGGGCGGGCCTCCGGTGCAGCGCGACGACGACACCAACCCGCCGTCCTGGTTCGTGCCGGTGCAGTACCGGCTGATGTCCATCCCCGCCTGACAGGAGATTCCCCATGGCACTGCTTACACAGCAGGTCATCGCGCGAGCCGGAACGACGCCGACGTACTCGGCCGCCGCCGCCTCGACCACGGTGACGTGCGGCGACCGCAGCTTCCTGCACGTCAAGAACACCAACGGCTCCAGCATGACCGTCACGGTCACGGCGACCGCCGTCGTCGATGGCCAGGCGTGCGCCGACCTCGTCGTCACGGTCCCGGCCACGACCGGCGACAAGATGATCGGGCCGATCACCAGCAAGCTCTTCGCCTCGGCTGCCGACGGCGTGAGCGCGTCGATCACCTACTCGTCGACGACCTCGGTCACGGTCGCCAGCCTCACCATCTGACGCTCACCCAGTCCAGCTCCGCCCCGTC